GTCTCAGGCGGCCCTTGCGGGGAACCTGCGGCATTGATGGGCTGTTTGACGATCGTGAGCGTTTTCTTTACGCCCAATGTCCATGCCCTGTCCCACGCCACCAACCCCTGGTCAGCAACGGAGTCAAATGGCTTGGTCAACGTAATGTCGCCAATCTTGGTGGGACCGTAGACATTTTTATGGCCAGGAAGCAGCCCTCCTGGGGTGATCTTTGTAACCTCGTTGGTACGCTCGCCTCCAGTGAGTTCGGTGAAGTAGATGTTGGGGAACTCCTGAATATAAATCAGGTACTCTGTTTTTGAGTGGAAATTGCTCACGGATCATTCTCCCTGCTTGGCAATCACTGGAATGATGGTCTCAGCCGTGCCCGCTGGCCTGAACCAGCTCTCGGAACGGACAACACCGTTTGTTTTGTCTGATGACCCCAACAGCCCCTCGTTGCATTTGACATCGAACGCGTGAACATTGGGATCAGCGGGTTGACCGGCAACAGGCAACTCTCCCCGAAATCCGCCCTCGTTATAGATGGTGACCATGATGTTAAACAGGCCACGCTCAGTGGTGTTGAAGAACATTGGGTCGGTGACATCATAGACCCGGCCATCGAGCATCTGTGTTTGCTCGTCTGTGACACGACACCACAAATACGACTCATGGAGATATTGCCAGTTCGGATCTTCGCTGGCGGTTTGACCTCCCCACACCCGAGGCCCGGAACCATCTCGGTCCCAAATGGGATTGATTTGATTGGCCAACAACAGCTCGGCCACGTTCGCGTCAATCAATGGCTGACCATTGGCCTGAGTCTCCAGGCCAATGCCGTTGACATCAATTCGAAAATCACGGCCTGCTGGCGCCTTGGCAGGACCATCACGCTCAATGGCGGTGATCCAATCGCCGATGATGTGACCCATGCAGGGATAGGTCTTGAGGCTGTTGTCGTAGGTATCAATCTTGCGCATACGAGGGTACGCAAAGCCAACGTTAAACGCATCCCATGCGGCGCGCTGTGGCACCACCGATGCGACCGATGCACTCTCCTGAGATGACGTATAAACCAGCCTGAAGAACAGCTCAGACTGGTCAATCATCTCGGCGATCACGGTTGAATCCGTGTCCATGTCAGGCGCAACGAGGAAGCCTCGACCGTACAGACGCGATCGAAGCGCCTTGAGCCCTGTCTTGACGCCCGCGTTCTCGGTCCCGACGATATCAGCCGCGACAGGGTTGTTGTTGTCCACGCCGCCATGGGTTGCACTGACGACGGTCGTTGAGCCAATCGCGGGCAGGTTCAGCGGCGCAACCGAGGCGCTATCAAGATCGGTCAGGCGCATGTAATCCGAGCCTGAGTTGACGCGCTCAACAGACTGCCCATCCATTTTGAGGTTATCCCACGACTCAACGACCTTATCGCTCGTATTGAGCAACAAGAGCTTGAATGTGTTGGTGCGTGTGCCTGCCTCGATCTTGATGTCATAACCATCGGCCCACGTGCCTTCGCCAACCAGGTCAACCTTGAGCGTATCCGCTGGAGCACCCTCACGATCAACCAGCGTGACGCTGTTGATTGCAGCCGTTGCACCGACGATGCGGTTGACCCAGGCGATGCGACCGCCCTTTGCGAAAAAAGCGGTCAGGACTTCGTAACCGGAGCTGTAACGTCGTCCGTCACTATAGAGGGTGGCACCACCAAACACGGCACGAAACCGTGACATTGAGGTGATAGGATATGGTGCATTTGCCGGGCCACGGTCAGCCGTCAATGCAATGCACAAGTTGTCGCCGGTAGAGCTTGCAACAGCCAATGGTCCAGCGGTTCCACGTTGCGGGAACGTGCCAACGCGATCGGTCATGGGGATACTCCCTGATTGTGTAATTTTAGCGACTTCTGAGACGCTCATGATTGGATTGTTGATGGGGCAAAGTGGTGATACGCATTATCACAGCTCAATTTCCACATCCCTTGGTTCATTTGGCGTGGGGTAGTCCTCATCCGTGTGCTTTCTCAAACGAGAGACAAGCGTTTGCCACAACGTCCTGGGTCGATCGTCGTACACGACATGTTGCCATACTGTATGCGTGAGTAGTGCATTGGCATACCCGCTATCGACTTCGACTGGCACAACCTGAAACTGACCTGACATCGCATCATAACAGTAATCGCGAGCTGCCTCGCCTTTCTCCAAACTGCAATTGAGCGTCGGATTGTGCAACAACGTGCTGATGACCTGATCGACGAGTCCCTCACGCAGTTCACTGGCGCTGTTTTCTATGCGCCCGGCCTTATGGACTGACCTGACCTGTATATCGAGCGTCAATACGCTCATGACGTCATACGTGCGCCTGACACCATGTCGAGCCTTGGGCTTGTAGGTGGTGCGACCTTCCGTGATGATGATGGTGGGCATCTCACTGTCGGAGACCATATCATTTGTGATGTCTTCACGCCGTACATGCTTGACGCCCTCGATACCTGAGAGCACATGCGCCAATGCCCTGAGCATATCGTTTCTGTCTGTTTGGATGTTACTCATTTTGAGTTAATACGCCTGATTACCATGGCCGCAGCCATGGTGTTGGCCTGGGCGAGTTCTGTTTTGCTCAATCGCATAAATTGACGCCGCGACATATGCCGCGTACCGCTGTTGAGGAAATACGCCTTGCGACCCTCATTCGCTGATGAAAAAAACACCACGGCGCGCTTGCCTTCTACACCTGATGACATGTTCGTCAGCATCCTCCCGGTGTCCTCAAGTGTGACGGTGCGTATCTTTCGACGGCGTTTGGATCTGTCCACAATTGTAGACTGTTTGTATGGTGCAAATCGCTTGCCTTGATAATCCTTGCCCTTGCGTGTTCGACGCTGGATGGTGATGAGCGCCCAATCGGCAAGCTCTTGAAGCTCTGCGCTGGTGAACTCACTGTAGAGCTCTGCCTCGACACCATCGATCATCCCCAACACATCGTCGATAACTGGCTTGAGATAAACAAACATCAGCCACGATCCAGTCGATGGAATCCATGTTGACCAGCGAGCGCTTCCGCCTCGGAGGTTTGACCGTCACCATCGAAGTCTACATCCAGACCGGACGCAACCAGGCGATTGATCTCCTGCTTGTACATACGAAGCCAAATTCTGCGCTTGTGGTCAAACACATCTTCCTCCGCGCGAAGGAAATCCATATAGACCATCGCCAACGTGGCGTATGTGGCGGCGCGTGTGAACTGGTGGTCGACACCACCAGTTGCGGCATCAACGTTTGTAATTGAAGCGACTCCAGCAATGGTCTTGTGCGCGTAATTGAGCGTTTGAGGCTCAACATTGTATGGACGACCGGGAAAGAGCGCCGTAGCCATGACAGTCCCAACCCCATCAGCAGCGAGCACCAGTTGTGCATCAGTCACAAACACCGCATCGCCGACCAAGGAGAAACCGTTTTCGGGGTCCAGTGACCCGACGGGCGTACCCGCTGGCACCGTCGCGCCGTTTTCATCGGCCACAATGGTCAACTCAACAGTTGCGCGCTCGAATGTATCCAAAAAGCTCTCACCGGCCCGCTTGAGATAGCCATGGCCCTTGAGATCACGAATAACGTCGTCCGCTGCACGCTCGGCCTTGATCTTGTGAGACTTGTCCAGGCGGTCAAAGAGATCGTGCTCTTCGCCTCGCAGATGAATATCGTAACTGAAAACAGTCAAAACACGACCTCGTCAGGGTAATCGTTATTGCCGGAGGGATTAAGCAGGTCGTCTGATGGCGGGTTGCTCACTTCCATGTTCATGGAATTTGCGTTGGCATATGCCTGCAACGCGGTGTGCACCCACCAATAGTGCCTGCGCTCCCTCATTCGACCAATTGGCGTCCACTGATGCACGTCCTCGGAGAGCATCGCCGAGACATCCTCATCATCCGTGTTGATCTCAGAAAACACAGGCACATCTTCCCATGCGCCCTCAACTTGTATGGTTTCACCATGTCCAGCGAGCGTAAATGTTGTCGTGTTCATATGAGTCCTTTCTGTAGTGCGATGGTCCACCAGAACACATCAGGGTCACCAAATGCGAGGCGGTTGAAGTGAATCTTCGAGGTCCAGCCCTCCATACCCATCGATGTAATCTCTGTAGCAACGAGCCAATCCCATTTGATGGTATCAATTGACTGGCCATTACGCAAAAACTGACGAGTGTACAGCCGTGATGTGTATGGCTGCGAAAACGCGCCCCTCAAGCCCCACTCAGGGCGATCTGCACGACCTTCTGTGATGTCGTAAACTTCTTCAGCCTTCTTGCTCGCCATTTTGAGATATTCAATGGCATCCGCGCCAAGGCCTTTGTTGTAATGTTCCAAGGCATGGCCAAGCTCATGATAGACTACCGAGCGGACCGCGTTGGCCGTCTGTTTTGTACCGGCCAACACAAACTTACCATCTCGACCCAAATTAATTTGGCCGGTCGCCCGATTGAAATACCCACGGTCCTTATCCACAACAAAGTTGATCTTTTTGACCATATCTACATCAACACGATCACCCATCCATCCAAAGAACTCAACACACACAGCGCGTGTGGCGCGCTGCAACTTTTCTGTGCCCAGCATCGAGTAATCTATTGCATCAGCCAGCTCTCGTGCCCGATCGATCTTAACCTTGCGTGTTTGAGTAAGCGTATCATACATAGCACCTGTCCCAGCCATGTAATCCTGAGCAAAAGACCCTCGAAGGAAACGGCCACGAGCCTTCAGTTGCTCCATCCTTCGGATGGCGGCGCCAAGCTTGGGATCACTCAATTGAGCCTCAAGCTTGGCGCGAGCGACACCGTTCTCAATGCGTTGTACGTTGGACCATGTTGGGTCAAACTCATAAGGACGAAGTGAAGGATTGTCAGCTGTGCCCAAAATCTCCAGATTACGATCAGCAATGCTCCTTTTGGGCTTTGGCTTTACTTTGGCCTTTGGCTTAACCTCTTCAACCTGCTCCTCTTTTGATTCTTCTTCCCCCGGTGCCTCTTCACCAGATACTTCATCCTCCTGGCCATCGAACCAAGATGCCCTTACAGGTCGCCAGCTATGACGGCAATTATAACCACCGGCATAGGTCCACACATCCATCTTTTGACCATTGGAGAGCGCATCGATTTCCTCGCGCGTGTAAACCTTGTCCACATGCTTCGCGCAAAAGGGTCGGTTGGCGCCATCTTCTGGCCCAAGATATTGAAACTTTTTGTACCCGAGCTTCTTCGCCTTTGACAGCGTCACGGTGCGGCTAAATGACTGGGCGCTGTCATGAAACAACCGCCTGGATTCAGACTGAGAACGCTTCGTCAAACGTTCGATGTCTCCAATGAGCTGCTCGGGGGTATTGCGTCCAATCACATGCCTGGTCAACGCATCGGCCAACACTCGACGATGATACGCATCCGTCTCAATCAACTTGCCGATGTATCCAGTCTTGTTCTGAGCACCGATGAGTGCGGTGATGATGGAGTGATCATCGCGTGAGAACTTGCCCTTACGTTCATCGGAGACTTTAAACCTGTCCTCGATCTTACTTGCAACCCGGCGCAATGCCGACTGCCACTTTTTGCTGATGTCGTCCAAATCATCAGCGTTTCGTAAGATGCTGGTGCGAATGGACGCTGCACGCACGGTTTGTTGCGTAAAGCGTCGATCCTCACCAACTGCCAGCCCTGCAATTTTCGCTTTGAGCTGGTCGCGCCTTGCCTTGAGACGTTTGACATACAACACATTGAGTCCCGACGCTCCCTCATCGACTTCATGGTCGATAAGGTCATCGAGCGCCGAGACTCTTTTGCGTAGTGATGTCACTGCTCATTCCTGGGGTGGGTTTGCCTTTTTATAGGCGTCGATCTCTTCTGGTGTTGCTCGACGGTATCGAGAACCTTCCTTTGCCAACATGGCATCTGCGCGAGCCTTGACGATTGGTGTGCATCGACCATGGCGGTTGACAAGATAAGTCACCTCAAACTCAGGTTCCGGGGGCACCTCGGAAGGAAGTGGCGCCGTGGTCTTGGTCTGAGATGGCTCTTCAACGGAGGGGTCGTCGAACTTTTGCGGGGCTTGGTCCACCTGTTCGGCCTGCTTTGGCTCGGCAGATTTTTGCGCAGGCAGCGCGGACTTCTTTTGTTGATTATTTGGATTGCCCATTGGTTCTCCATGGCAAAAAGAAAAGGCAGCACATTGGGCCACCTCAATGTTGTGGTTTGTTGTTGTGGTTCAGGCGAGCAAGTGCACCGCGCAACGATCTTCATCAAGCGCTGCGTACCCATAGAGCAAATCAATCACCCATGTGGTTGCCAATGCCGTGATGTTCCATTGCTTGGTAATGCGAACCGCGATACCTGTTTTCTTATCCAGAAAAATCATGGACGTTGCGCCTGATTGCTCGGGAGGAAGTGCGAGAGGCCGACTGACTAACGCGAACGCGTTTTTATGGAACGCGATGTTGTGGGTGGAATCTGGCGCACCAGGCGTCACATCAATGAATTGACTCATGTATGTGTCAAATCCAAAGACTCGACCAAGATGAGCCTCATCAAGCGCCGTTTGGCCTCTTGCTCCACGGGCATCTGCGCGCGTGAACTGCTCCAAATTTAACAACGCAACATCATCCTTGGTCGAACAAATAATCACCCGACCGGTTTGCGGACACTTCTGGTCATTAAGGGTTTTGCGCGCGGCCAAAATCGACGCCTTGCTCAAGTCAGTACCAGCAGTACCAACAGATGTCGCAATCTCGCTATGTAGCGTCAGGATATCGCCCTCAATCTCCTCGGCGATTGCGGTCATACCATCCTGAATGTAATTAACCGCATCATCAATAGCGACCGAACCGGCGGCGTCTTCGAGCGTCCACGAAACATATTTGTGATGCTCCAACGTCACCGGAACTTTGGTGTTGGATGGTCCCTCGGGCACGACGGGGTTCCCCCCTGTCTTGGTTTGAACGGTCAATGCGCCGCGCTTGGTAATGTTGACTGTTTTGCCCCTTGCGGCGACTTCATTTCGCATGTCGGTGCGAATGAGCTTAGGCATGACAGTGACACCGCGAAGGGCGCCGATTGCGATCGCGAACCAGAACTCTGGTGTCGCAGTAGAAACATTTGTTTGTTGAATTTCAGCCATATCGTTCGTTTATCTCTGGTTTTTGAGCACCTTACTGTTTGAGTTGACCGTTTTTGGCTGCCGCAATTGCGGCCTCCTGGTTCGCGATCAAATACTCAACGTCATTGAGCTTTGCGGGATCAAGCCCGTTGCCCACCTGGCCTTGCTGGCCTGCGGGGTGACTTGACCCATTGGCTCCCTGACCTGGTGCGGGTCGTGCGAAGTGCGGATATTGTTCTATAAATTCGGCAACCAACTCATTTGGCGTCATGGCCTGACCCTGCCCGTTTGTGCGAGGCTCACCATTTGGACCAACCACGTATTGTTTCCCCTCGTCATCAAACCGAATGCTTGGCGCGACGAGCTGCGCCACCTGCTCGGGTGCAAGAGAGTTTGCCTGCGTTGCCGCGTTGATCAGGGTTACCCTAATGCGTTGCTGACGAACTTGCTCTTGTTGTTGGTCGAGCTGCGTCTTGTACTGACGAGTCTCATCGCTGTACTTGCGCTCAAGCTCAGCGAATTTCTTGCGCTCCAACTCCAACAACTCCTGCGTTTTGCCCTGCTGCTCCAGGGCCGCAATGCGTTGACGCTCTTCCTCGGCCTTGGCCTCAGCGTTGGCCTGAAGGTTGAGCTCCAGGTCATCAAATGAGCCAATGCCAAACGCGTTGAGACGTTCAGTAAGCGAACCAAGGGTCTGCTCCTGTGTCTTCTTGCGCTCTCTCTCCAGACGCTGACTCAATTGAGCCTGAGTCATGGAGATGGGCGCAGGCTGTTGCTGAGCGTTTGGTTGACCGCCTGGTTGTGTGCCGGGCTGTTGCTGAGCGTTTGGTTGTTGAGTTGTCTGGTTGGTGGTTTGGTGGTTTGGATTTTGTTGATTGCCGTCCATGCTTGACCTCACAAAAAACGAGATGAGGCGCACGTAGCCTATCTCGTAGGAGTAATAAACCGCGCTTTGGGGCTACGCGTCGCCCATTCTGTTAGAAGCTCTTGACCTGATGTCCTCGACAATTTCAGCGAGTCGTTCAGGTGTCACGGATTTGCCCAGATGTGTTTTTGCTGCTTGCGCCAAAATCTCGGCGAGATATTCGCCTTGAGCGCCCAGACTCACCGCAAGAATAGCCTGTTCCAACTCGCTCTTGACATCAGCCGGGTCAAATGTCGTCGGATAAACGCGACTGATTGTCGACTTTTCATCCATCCACGCCAGCGCGAACCTATCGATGGTATCCTCCAGGCGCGACATACGCTGGGAGAAGTTCGCAAGCAGGGCATCTTTGTCCATCGTCAAATAGGAGAGCGCGAGACCGCTTTTGGCGCTCTTGCCTTCCTGATTGGTGCGTCCCATACCTGCGAGGATGCGCATTTGATCCTCGGTCTTGTCGATCTGCTCCTGAATCGATGTCAGTTGCTCCACATCAGGCGACAGATAATACAGAGGCTGCCCCGACAATGTGTCAGGGTATGGGACCACGCCGGAGACAGACCAGTTGACGCTCTTGAGCACATCGTAGGTTGCCTGTGGAGCCACGAGGATGCTGAAGACGTACTGATAAATTTGCTCATCGATGAGGCTGTAGAGGTTCGTGGCTCGTCTGTTCATCGGTGCGAGGTCTTTGATGGCGCTGTCTGCAACAGGCTGGGCTCCTTTTCTCGCCCCCCAGTATACCCACGCGACAGGCACTTCTCCAACGGGATGCAGACCCTGATCAATCAGACGCAAACCTGAACGAGACTGCCCATTGCTATCCAGAATGGAGCTTTGCCCCTCGTCGACATACAGCTCCCAACGCTCTCTATACCAAACACGATATTGATACTTCGGTGCTTCAGGTGTTGTAGACCATGTACGAATCTGGTCAGCCATCTCTCGAATGACCACCCAATTAAATCGACCGAGACGGTCAACGCTCCAATCAATGACGTTCTCCGCCTCTACCGTATAAACGTATGGCCTCACCTCGCTGTCTATCTCATCTGCACGCGAGCGCATCGGCCTGCCCGGATCTGTACGGTCAACGACAACAGCTAGACGACCATCACGCTGGACGAGCTGGGCTGCGCGTTCGACGAACTCATCCATCGGCGTGCCCAGCATGTCACTGTTTTCCCACAACTGAGCCAACACACGCTTGGCGTTGGCACTACCTTCAGTAGATCGAGAGATGGGCTCTCGATACAAATGCGCGGCATACGTGTCGATGATGCTCTTGACATGATTTGGGTAGATGGCCCGCTCAAGGCGTTTTTTATAATATTTGTCGAGTTCCTTGGGGTGCTTGAACAGGTAGTGACTCAGGTACTCCTGCCCACCATCATAGGACAGTCGATAGAATTGCCAGTCTGTTGCGTACTGGGTGTACAGTCTGTGTTGGTTTACGGACATATTAAAATCTGACCTGCGGTGTGACCTCAAACTCGACAACAGTGGCGCTTACGCCAAATTCCTGGTCGAGCACCTGAGTGCTGGCGTCCATCTGATCGTCGTTGACTCCACCAGGAAACGAAAAAATCTCACTCTCAAACAGCGGCAACCACAACGCACGCTCAGGCAATACAAGCTGACCAGCCCTGGCAAAAGGCGCTGTATCTCGCGCACGCTGTTGCTTGTCACCATCAGGCTCAACACCAATCATGCCAGAGAATACGCGCGAAAAGTGCGCGTGCACACTGATGCCGTCGGCCTTGAGTTCCAGGTAACGCTTCTTGGCCTTTGGCCAACGAGGGTCTCCTATCTCATCGGTGCCGCGATTGATCGCTTCAAATTGCACCAACGTCTCATCTGGAGACCAACGCTCTCGCCGCACATCGACCAGATACAGTCGATTCTCCTTATCTGGCTTCCACAGCAACAGCCCAACGACCCACGATGTACCTTCGCCGTTGCCTTTCCTCCCCTTACCACCACCTCGGAAATCCCAGGACTGAATGTAATGACCACGCCCCCTGGGCAGATAGTCATAACGATTGACAAACCACGCACTCTTCCACAGCGCGCCGCCTTCTGGAATGGGGCGTTGCTGAAACATCGCCATGAAGATCATCGGCGAGATATCTCGCTGAGTCTCCAAGAATTCTTTTGTGTACAGACCTGGCCACAACACCTCGCCATCTTCGCGAGGATCGAGCAGCTCTATATCGTCGTTGGCTGCCCTTGTCTCTTTGAGCGCTTCAAACGACACCCAACGCCACTCATTGGCCTCTAACTCCTGACACCGACCAGCGAGGTCATCCAAATGCCAGCGCGTAAACAACATGAGAATGCGCAATGGCCGCTTTGGGCGCTTACGCGTCTTGATGCTGGCGTTGTACTCATTCCATCTGGAGTTACGGGTCGCAAGTGAGTATGCCTCGCCGTGGTTTTTAAATGGGTCATCAATAACGATGACATCGCATCGACCACCCGTGATGCCTCCGTTGAACCCACAGGCATCAACCCAACCCTCTCCACCGATAAGCTCAATACGCTCGGCGGTGTTCTCCTTGTTGAGCTTGATCTCTTTGGGAGCGGCTCGTGTGTTGAACACCCACCCAAATAGCTCGACGTACTCATCCGATGCCAGGATGTTTTTAAGACGTTTGAACTGCTTCTTGGCGAACGTCGTATTGTACGTGACATATTTGATGGTGATGTCACGATCGCGAGCAATCATCCACGCACAATAGAGGATAGCGTACTCGCTCTTGGCGCAGCCTGGAGGCATGGACAGACCAAGCTTGGTGTCCTCATTGGCCGTACCGGCGATCTGGAGTTCATTGGCAACAACAGCCTGAAACCACTGCACGTCGTATTCAGGACGCACCATCTCAACGAACGTCAAAAACGAACGCTTCGCGCGCTCGGCCTTGATTCGTTTGAGTTCCTCCCGAGGGTCAATATGGATGTCTACAGCTGCCATGTGTTCACTTACTTATAGGGAGAAATCGCTGTTTTTAGACACCCCAATCGCGACTCAGGCGCACAGGCACACAATATATTCGTCCAGACAGGATTTAGGGCGTAGCCATTATGAGGTGGCTACGCCAAGCCACTGACCAGCCTTGATCCACTGGTTTGCCGCCTTGAGTTCGGCGCGTGCTCGTGTGGCCTGTCGGTGTGCGGCCTCGACAATACTGGGGTCGCTCACGGCCAGTTCGACGCGAGCATACAACTGCCTTGCCTGAGTTGATGGCACGCCATGCTTGAATCCAGCTTCACGCGCAGCCTCACGCACACCATGGCCCGCTCGCCTCAATTCAACATATCGATCAGCCTTCGTCGCCATGAGGCACCTCCCAAAAACGCACCTGCGGGACAGGCTGCGCATTATAGTGTTCAATCGCATCAAGGTCACAACGCCCCTGATACATCTGTCGTTCGACCAGGCGATCATTGATGATGTCATCGATCGCTTGCAGAATTTCATAGCCTCGCGGCCTGGAGTATCCCGTGATGGTATCGCCCGGCTTATGACCATCAATGCGCACAGCCCACCAACAAAGCCACCACTGAGCGCCACATTTGGGTCTGTGGCGTATCAATGACTTTCTCGACCGGCCAAAGATGCGCTGGATGTGCATGTATTCATCCAATGCCCAGATACCATCCGGCGCCGTGGACCGGGTCTTGGGGTTGGTAAAAGACATCTTCATCTTTGCCGGATCAACGCCTTTGAGCGCACCTTGTAAACTGCCCATAAGTTTGACATATCGACCGGCGGCCGCACGAGCTGAATCATACTCATAGACGCTCTCATCCTCGGTGGGATTAGGGATCCAATCCATCACGTGTCCTCACCTGATTGGGCAGCCTTGGCCGCAATTTGTGCCTCTAATGCCCGTTGCACTTCCTCAAGAGCCTGGTCACTGAGATCCTTGACGGGCAACTGGGTGGTCTCCACCTTTTGCTTAATTGGACCACCATCTTTACCTGTGATTTCAGTGCGATGCACCGCAAGGCCATGGATCTTGATGAGCTGGTCTTTGGCCTTCTGGTCATCGACGAGCTTGAATCTGATGCTGTCGCCATACTTGCCAGGCGTGATGTTCAGCTCTCGAAGATAACGAAGTGCTCCAGCTTCCTTGGCCGCCTTCCAGTCAATGCGAGGTACATAACTTACCGTACCATCCTCTTCATTGATCACCTCTACGATGTCAGTGAAGTCGTCGAGGCTGGCGCGGGCATCATCTTCAATCAACGCACGCAGTTCATCGACAGGCATACAGACCGATGCCTTGAGTTTTTCATAGGCCGCCTTGACCTTAACATTTGTTAACAGCCTCGACGCACCTTGTGCGGCGCCCCTGGTCGAATACCCTGCGGCAATATACGCTCGGGTGGCGTTGAACTTCTGCTTGATCATCTCCTGCAAAAATACGATGTGCTGTGGGTCATCCAGCTCCTCAGCCCACCATGGCACTTCAACGACTTCGGGTTCGACAGGCTTCGGTGGTGGAGCTGCTGCACGCTTTCTGGGACGTACTGGCGCGTTCTTTTTCTTGCGACGCTTGTTGCGTTTGCTCTTGCTCGATCTGCCCATCACACCTCTCCACGCAAATGTTCATGAACCAAAGACGTAAGATACGTCGAACGACCTGATCCAAGCTCATGGTCACCCACATATTCACGTGACCCATCCGAAAAACAAATGACATGGGCGCACTCCAAAACCGAATAATGGATCGACACAACCTCAGACGTCGGATCAATTGCTGGGTTAAGCACTTCGCCGATCGCCCTGGGGTCGCAATGGTGATCAGGCTCATCCAGGCGTCTTTGATTAAACACAAAACGACGGGCGTTGCTCTCGTCTAACCATTGCTGTTCCCGCTCGCCATTGCTTTCAAGCCAGACAGATCGTCGTTCAGGCACTGGATGTGGTGTGGGATCATCATCAAAAACCAACACGGTGTTGGGTCGGCAATGTCGAAGCCCTATCGAAGTAAGGATAGGTGTCGTTTGTTCACAATGACAAACCAATGATTCACCTGACATGGCTCGATTCATCTTATCAACCAAACGCCTTGTCACCTCAAAATTGTACGAAGCAAACAATACATGGGACCAGTCTTTAATGGAAAGCCACATGCAAACCATCTGCGCAAAAAGGGTTTTACCGAACCCTATGGGCATATCGAAGATCAACGCATAGTCATCATCCGCATCTGCCCACTGCTGGACCTCGTGCATGATGACTTCGTTATACCAGAGCATTTTCAGGTCAGCGCAGTTCATGGCCACGAATAAACGAAAGTTCTCCCTGGCCAGTTCGTGGCGAGCCAGGTGCTCTTGTCCCAAAACATTGAGCGCATATGACTGCTGTTCGATGGTCAACATATCCCAATAGCCAAAGACAGACCTGGGCATTTCACCATGCACAGCAGAACGAACCACACCCCAGTCTACACCATCGATTTTTTCTTCAGTCATGATTCCTCAGTGTCCACAATTGTAGACGGATATGTGATCAGCTCGTTTTTGAATTGGTCCAACCACGAATCTTGGTCAGGCGTAACAAGATCACCAGCCTCAATGGCCTCTCGAATATGACGCCGAAATTGCTCATTGTTTGGCTGCGGCGAGATTCTTCTCAGTGGTTGGCGTATAGCACCTGGTTGATCGGCCTTGCTCACTGAACCACCTCCAGTTGACCGTGCTCAACTCCCGTCAATTCACCGGCCTGGGCCTCCAAAGACAGCGACAACTCACATGGCCTTGCGCGGTACGTGCCTTGCTCCATCTGCTTGACGATCTTGAACGCCTCGACTGCAAACGCGTTGCCCCTGGGTCGATTGATGTAACGACACCACGCCTCAGTGAGCACACCGATGAGCGCACAGCCAAACACACCAAACCACTCCTCATACATCACGAGAATGAAGCCGAGGGCAGCGGGCCACAAGTAGCACAACATGAGCATGAGCACCTTCCAACCAGACGTGTGAATGAGATAACCCGAGTCGATCAATTGCTCACGAGCATGGTCAGTTGGCGTATCAAACACAGGCCACACATACAAATGCTCGGCGAGCTGATCTGGTGTCTCAAACTCATCAATGTTTACGGGGTTGCTCATTTACTGCTCAACCCTGGCCCAACACTCAGCGAGCCAATCTTTAAGCCATTGGAAGTTATAGTCAGCTTCATCGACCGAGCTGTTTATGGTGACATTGATGATGCCTGGGATGAAAAACCGAATGCCCAACATGTCGTCTTCCATGTGCATCGACAGCAGAACGTTCGACCTGGCCGAATACCATGCAGCGTCACCCTGGCCAAACTGACCACGAAGGTGTCCAAATTGATGCGCAGGCTTCATTTGCTCGCCATGCGCGTTCATCAACATCTGTAACAGCTGTGCAATCACATGGATGATCACTGGCGCCATGGCGTTGAGCCAGATAGGTGCTCCGAGTACAGGATTCATTTCTTTCACTCTTCCTTTGGTTCCATCAAATCACTGATGTATGTCCAGTCTTTCTCCAGCGGCTCTTGTGGTGCTGATGGCTCGCATTGGCAGTCAACCTTCAGTTCGTCACAATCCGGGCAGTTGTCTCGACAACATTTGCTAAACAACCGTTGAAACGGACATGTCTTGCAACGTTGTTTGCGTTGGGCTTGTTCTCGCCTGTCGGCCAGGTCGATGATCTTACCCACGAGCGCCTCGACGAATCAGGGTGTATGTCACCACAATCGGCAACATCATCATCACCAGACCAAACCATATCAGCAGGTACGGCACGAGCCTGTGCATCAAAAACCAAACCATGTCTTCTCCTGTCCACAAATTGTGGACATTCATTCAAGCCTCAAAATACATCTGTACACCATAGCGTTTGACGACTTGTCCAAATGCAGCCTTGAGTTGATGCAGCCAATATCGTTGGTCGCTCTCGCTCAATCCGGTGCAGTGGAGTTTGTAGCGCAGCTCATCGAACTTCTCCGGGCGAATGCTGCGCAGAACCTGTTCTTTGCCCGGCAATCGATTCACGAGATAGTCAATCACCAGATCCCAGTCTGTGCCCGATTTCATCAACGGCTCAACGGGAAGAATGACATCACCTACGGCCTGGGGGTCTCCACCACGCTCAGTGTTGTTTCTGGGCAGTATCCCAGAATCCCTCAGCACATCGAGCATCACCTCGTAGTCCTCGGCCTCCTCGGGTTCTTCGACTTCGCTCTGTTCTTCAACAACTCGCTCTGTAGTTGGTTGATCGGTGTCTTCTTGGCTTTCTACGGGTATTTGCGATGTGTCTTCAACGTCTTCTGGTTGAACTTGTGCTCTGACCTGAGCAACGGTCATCCCCAGCCCATCAACAACGCGCTGTACGTCAGCTGACACGGTTGAGTCATCCGGTGCGAGCAATGCATCCATGATGCGCTCGGGGCTGTGCAGTGCACGAAGCATTTCCCATTCATCGGAGAGAGCGCTCGCATCTGGTGCCTGTGGCGTTTCAGGAGGGGCGGTTGGGGGTTGGGGCAGTTCAATCGGCTGATTAGGCTCAGCCGTTAAATTAACGAGGAGCCGCTCGGGGATATCACAACCTTTGAAGGTAGAAATGTCCGAACGATAAAAATCCTCAAGTTTACCTAGAGAGTAGCTTTCAATGGTTCCCTTTCTGGTCTTGATCGCACTATCCCGTAGCTTCAAATAAGCATATTCGACGGCTTTGCGCTGGTCGTTCATACCTTTCAAGGCATAGCTCCACCAGTCTTGCGCCTGGGTGTCAGACATCACCTTGCCCATCGCACTCATGTTCGACTGAATCCACGTCCATGGCTCGGCCCCATCAATAAATGGAGACAACTCAAAATCTCTTTTTTTATTCGGTGGGTCAGTCAAATCACTTGGTTTCCTCTGAGCGTGGGATTCGTCCTCACCTACTGACTTTAGATCCGTTGTTGTAGTTGATCCTCTTTGAAGATCCTTTAACTCTTTCTGTGTGTCGTTTCCAACGTTGTCATTTCCAACAGTGTTGTTTCCGGCACCCTTAAAAAAATATGGTGTGAAATCACGCGTTCGAGCGAGCGTCTTGTAATCGACCTGAATTTCTCTATCGAGCAAGCCAGCCGCAACACCCATGGTGTACATCATCCCCACCCATTCACGGGGTCGTATGCTCGGCATTTCGGTATTTAAGGCATGAACGAACGCAGAGTGGGCTGCTTCTTGCTGTGTCTGCCATAGACCAGATATGTGCCTGTGCAACAGCCAGACGTATCGCGTGCCGGGTATGTCAATGCGTTTGAGTCGCGACGCTTGGGGCGCCTCCTCAAGACCCTCCAGGGCATTCTCCCACTTTTTTCGTGTGAAGTTATTGTCGTCCCTCAGTCGTTTGACTGATACCCAACAAAATTGCCCCTTGTTGCTGTGAAGGGATAAAGCGAAGAAAAGTCGTTGCGTTTCGCTCGCGAGGGTTTTGTCGGCATACATTTGACGTTGCCAAGCCATGATGTCCATTAACAAAAACGGCTTTGAAGACTCTTTTTCCACTGATCTCTTGTCAACTGCGTAATTATGCACTAACTTACTCCTTGTTGTGGCGATGGGGATTGCCTCAACAGGTAAATTTACGATTTACGAGAACCCGAGATTAAGTTTGGCGACTGACTCGGGTTTTCTCGTTCTTGTAATCCACAATGATCTATGTCGAACTGGTCACACTGTGGGACGAATAGAGCAAATGTAGCTCTGGGGCGGTAATCAGAGCAAGCTCAAGTGCGAGCAAGCTCCAAATCTGCGATCAAGTCATCCATTGTGCTATACACATGCGGAATAGATATGTCGTTGAGACTCCACACGAAATAGACGCTGTTGCCAATGATGACGTACTGTCTGTAATCACGACCATCCATCGAGCTGGTGTGTTTTACGACCCACCGAAGGGGATCTATTGTTTTGCTATTGCGTGGCAATGGCGCGATGAATGTGTCGATCTTCTCGTTTCTGAGGCGGTTGGCGAGGCTGGTCCAATCCTGTTTGGACATGTGATTGACCATCCTGTACGCGCCCACGTCGCCTGTGATGGCTTTTGTTACATTTTCCTGCTCCGTTGATGGGGTGCCGAGTTCC